TCTCTTAATATTCTCTATTCCCTCTATTATGTACGAGGCAAGGCCTTTAACTTTAAGTAAAATAGGGTCTTTTACGTATGTCCAAAGGCTTTCCGTGGCCTCCGATTGCCCTTTGTATACCCTTTTAATATTGTTTCTTACACGAGCCTCATCTTTCGCAAATGAGTAATCCTCTATGATTGTCTTAATTCTTTGTTTAATTTTTCTCATAATCACCTCTCGTTTGTTGTATTTATTCTTACCTTCATATGAGTATGTATTCTCTCATTGCCACCGCTCCTAGCGACTCTTAGCAGCGATTCTCTGAGGTTATACGTATTTGTCCACTTCTGAAGCCAAATAAATCTCTCCCTTATCGTTTTCGTTGTTTGTATATAAGTCTAACGTTTCCTCTGGATAACTTACGTTAAAACTATCTTTAATGAGTTCTAATACCAATGTGTGGCGCTTATTTAACGTTGAAACGTGGTGTCTAGCGGCACTTATTAAGTATCTTCCTGTTAGATATTTGTCTTGGTCTTTTTGATCTTCTCTTATGTGTTCAGCATACTTTGGCATTGAAAAATGTACTATATCTCCTACGTTGATCTCTGTTGTTCCAGGTATAGTAATCTCTAATATAAGACTATTAGCGGCAATGTGTTGACTTACTCGTTTTTGTAATACGTTCTTTTGATCTGGTTGTTCGTGTGTGTTATGTATTTTTGTTGTTGTTGATTGTAGAAAAGTCATACCCTCTGTTAAACTACCAAACGTTTCGCCACTGCTGTAATTAAAGAATGGAAGTATACCATTGTTGTCTCTTTTGTCGCCTTTGGCTGTTTGTTCTAAATGATTTTGTTTACCATATTCTACATTGTAGTCATACTCTTGCTCGTTAAATGTCTTGTTAAATAAATCGTGTGTAATTAACTTACTCGCATAGACACCATTCGCCACGTTGTTAAGTGTATTAAATTGTTGTATGATTCTATGATCTTCAACAGATTGTAAATCATATATTCCTGTGCCACCTATATTTTTAACTTTAGGTGAGTAAAATGCTTTGACTTTACGTGGTGATCCATCGGCACGACAGAAGTGTCCTTCATATGATTTAAAATGAAAACCCATGGCGTTCTCATAAAATAGAAAACCACTGTTACTATAATTTTTTGATTCAGCTTCTTTACGTACATAGTCTATTACGCTTGTTGGTTTAATTCTTGGCATAACAAATTTAAATGTACCCTTTGTATCCTCTACTAATATATCTTTTTTTGTCTTTAAGAAGTTCTTACATATATCTGATACAATTTGGTCAATACCACCTGTAAATGCTTTTGATACTCTTGTTTGATGATTTCTGATTGCCTCTAGTGATATAAACTTTAGTGTGTACATCTGCGCTCTTGGTTTTACACCTTGTCTATTGGTAAGAGAGTAAACAAACATTGGGTGGCCAGACTTAACAGAAAAGTTAAAACCTTTTTTTGTACCAGGTGTTCTAAAGAAAAACTCTACTCGTTCAAATCCTGTGATAGGTAATTTTTGTATGGCGTTTGTGGCATCTAATAATGTCATATCGCCTGTTAAGAATTTACCATCTATACTTTCATAGATAGAAAACTCTTGTACTAATTCTCTAATACTTAATCTTTTGGGTGTTCCTGATCCGTCAAAGGATTTATAGGATATTAAAATTACGTCACCTAGTTCAAATACTCCAGGTCTATCATGTATTACAGGCATTAGTTCCTCACTAAATTATCAAATTCTTCTATGAATGCTGTTAAGTATGCTGGATTTAATAAATTGATTGATCTCTTTTTGTCTTGTATTCTTTGCTCATATTGTCTATTAGAGACAGATTCAGCGCCTGTAGCATCACTGTTTACCTCTATCTTATGTGAATAGTCATCTGGTCCACTACCTGTCAATTTACCACTTGATTGTGTTAATTCATAGTGATGTATGGCATCTGGATTAGAATACTTGTCATTTATAAAAGTTTCAAATTCTTGTTCACTCATAGGCCAGTCATAAAAAGCATCTGTTATATTATTTGAAAGTAATATAACCCAATGATACTGTGATGACCCAAAGTGTTTAAATGCTGTATCTTCTGGTCTCTCGCCACTTGGCACATCATACTTGTCATACAAACTAGCTTCATCTACTATTTTTTCTCTTACTTTTACACGTGTCATTAAGTCTGTGACAAGTTTTAAATTACCGTCACCATTTAAATCGTAAAAGCCTTTTTCAAAGTTTTTAAAATACATATTAGTGTCCTATAGCGATTGTTTCTTTTGTCATAATTTCCATCTCTACAAAGGTCAAATCCATTTTTGTCAATACTGGCGCAGCACCTTTTGGATCTGCTTTAAATGTAGTAAACACGCCTTCTGGTGAGTAGTCTATACTCATATCTGTTAGCGAACATCTACTAATCTTTGGTATGTACATATTAGCACCGTCTCTATACATATATGTTATTTGAAATTGTGCTGGTGCTGTAAGATAACCTTCACTTACCTTTTCTGGCATCATGTGAAACTTAAATAAACTTAAAATCTTTTGTACATCATCTTTTTCTTTTTCACTTTTAGGTGCAAACTCAAATGGAAAACTAAAAGTCCTAAATGGTACACTTTCAAATACCAATTCTCTATTAGGATTTACTGATCTACCTAATGCTTTATCAACTGCGCCACCAAAACCTGGTAATGCTATCTCTATTGCTGATTTTGTAACACCTTCTATAAATGTCTTACCTATACCTTTGCCTTTTTCACCAATTAAATCTTTTAAACTAGTTAAATTACCTATTAACCCAGCGATACCTGTATCTACGTTTCCATATGTGACTTTGTAATCAAACTTTGTTCCTGTTCCAGGTGTATATAATATTATACTATCTGATATATTACTAAAATGTGTTTGAAATCTATTAGCCATACCTGATGTTTGACTTCTAACTATATTATCTGATGTTTGAAATCCTTGTGCTTTTAATTTAGCTAATCTTTTACTTTGATCTAACTTTTTTTCACCAACTGTGCCTAATGATTTTGGATAAGCCACTTCTGTCTCACTATCACTAAACTGATCTACATAATTTGTTTGTTTATTTTCTATAATATCAAATATAATATAGTGTCCTTCACCTAATTGACTAGTCTCTTGTGGATAGTAAACAGAACCATATGTGTATGGGTTATTAACTGGTTCCATGTGTGCCACAGGACTTTGTGATAAATCTAATGGTGATTTGTTAGCCAGTTTAGCCGCTAGTTTTTTTGGTTGACCTACACCAGCAATAGCATTACTAAAACCACTAATAAGATTATTAGCAATTTTTGTTTTGATAATGTTTGAAACCTTGTTTGTAAAACTCATCTAAATATCCTTGTAATGTTAATATTTATAACGAAATGAAGAAGTCTTACAAAGGTTTATATCGTCCTAGCAACCCTAAAAAGTATGTGGGTGACGTGACTAAAATAGTATATCGTTCTCTATTAGAGAGAAAATTCATGCTATATTGTGACCGTAATCCAGATATAACTTATTGGGCTAGTGAAGAATTAGCAATTAGATATTATAATCCAATTGACAAAAGGTATCACTCTTACTATCCTGACTTCATAGTTCGTACAGTCAAAGGTGATAAAATACTTATTGAAATCAAACCATCACGTCAAACTAAACCACCTAAAACACCTACAAAGAAAACAAGAGCATTCATGCGTTCTAGTTTTGAGTATATAAAAAACAAAGCGAAGTGGCAAGCAGCAGTCAAATATGCTGATGAGAATAATGCTAAGTTTAAATTGATTACTGAAAAAGATTTAGGTAGTTATTAAGCTGATGCGCTATTCAATCTCTCCACTAATGCATCATCATTCCTAGAGCTTAAAGCAGCAGATTGTTGAGAATTATTTTGATTAGCTGATTTAACAGAGTTATCTATAATAGTTGTACCACCAGCATTTGCTTCCATTGTTGGTATTAAATCACTCTCTGCAGGTTTTAAAAATTTAAAGAAGTTTTTAAATTTATCTAATTTAGATTCACCTTGTTCAGTCGAAACTTCAGGTGCAGCTGGTATGATTTCTGCTGTTTCAGCGCCTTCACTTGCCTCTATATTATTAGTGTTATCTGATGTTATTGCTGAGGTTTCACCATCATCTGCTCTTTCTAATTTTTCAAACTCTACACCAGGTATCTTATTTAATAATGTTATTACACCATTTATAGCGTCTATAAAAAAGTTCTTTATCTTATTAAATATAAATTTAAAACCCCTAGCAATCTTATTTGGTATGTCCATTACGAATTTGGCAAAACCTACCATTGCATTATATACATCATCAAATCCAATTCCTAATTTATTCATTATTAGCATTACAGCCCCAATAGCTGCCACAACTGCTAATGCGATACCTATAAATGGTGCCAAAGCAACTAATGCACTAACTATACCTGTAGATAATAACATAAACAGTTTAGGTAATAGTTTTAATGGTTTTAACAATCCACCAAACAACAAACCTAATTCTTTAACAGCATTAAATGGTGCCATCAAACCTTCTGTAAACGCAGAGCCTACGTCTCTTAATCCATCTGGCACATAATCATCTATACTATCACCAAGTTTTTGTCTAAACGTTCTTGTATCTTCTGATTCTTGTTTGTTGAGAGTTTGTAATACTTGATTTCTTTTTTCAGTAGTTTCTATAATTTTTTCATTAGCAGCAATTAAATCTCGTTGTTGATCTTCTGTTAAATCTCTACCTCTTTGTTGTCTTCTGGATAGACTTTCAACAGTTTTTTCTGCTGTTCTAATTTCGTTATTGTATGATCTTAAAAATTCTTCTTGTTCTTGTATTTTTTGTTTATTAAGTATTTGTACTTCGCCCATTTGATTTACTTGAGCTATGATGTTTTTCTCTCTTAATTGATTTACAGTTTCTTCTGATTTAATTGACTTCTCTTGTCTCATTTTTAAGAAGTCACCTAATTCTTTACTATATTTGTTTATGTCAACACCTAACTCATTAACTAGTTTATCAATTTTCTTTAATGCATCTTGGAATTGTATTAGAGAACCTGATTTTAAATCTTCAGTAATTTCACTTACCATATCAGCAACATTTGGTACAACAGACTTCGCAGCAGCAGTAACAGAAACATTGACTTGTTGGAATATAGCTTTTCCTATCTCTCCTACAGCCTCTGCTACTTCTTTCTTACCGCCTTTAAAGTTATATCTTGTTGCTGGTAATGCCATTATTTTTTACTCTTACTTGTTCCTGTGTATAGACCAAACCAAGCAGCACCAGCACCTACTACGATACTAATTAAACCACTTTGTTCCATCGTTGGCGCAGATAAGTTCATATACCATATTACACACTTATATAATAAGATAATGTAAACTGTTAAAAACAATCTTGGAAATATTCTCCAAGCGTCAACAGCTCTTGCCATGTGAATTAATTTTGCATATGGGTTAGGACCTATGTCTTTTACAGATGTATCTACTTCTAAATCAACTTTTACTTTTTTACTGATTTCTTTTTTATCAGCAGGTACAACAATTTTATCCTCTATTTCACTCATTATTTGTTTGCCTCTCGTCTTCGTTTTTCGTTTTCTTCCTTTATATAATTAGATAACATACCTACGTATATTTCTTTTTCCCATGGCATTAAATTATCTAACTCCGTCAATGAATATTTATGATGTTGCATTAAGGCAAAATTTGTTTCATAATAGGCCTGCAGGCTGTTATGAGACAGGCTTATTGAAAAAAATCTTGTATTCCCTTAAATGTAACCTTATTTGTAACACCAGTCTTTGGATTTGTGACCTCAACTTCGTGTCTCAATTGAGGCATTGTATCAAAGAATTTCTTAATCTTTATAAATGCACTCTGTGATAAACCTTCTAAAAACTCTCTTAACTCTTGTTTTGTACTATCTTTCGCTGGATATGTTTTATCACCCTCAAAGATGTGGTCAATGCAACTAGATACTACGTGAAACATAGTGTCCACTGTTGCTTTACTTACATCAAAACCAGCCTTGGTCATCTCTAGCGATGGATAGTTCAATACTAAACCTAATTGTCTTTTTTCATCTATCATAACTTTATTGTTATGGTCATCATCTACTTGTACATCTACTTTTGATATATCTATTTCTACATCAGCAGCAGTTTGTTTATCATCTGGACAAATCACTTTAAAGTTAGCAACTTCACCTACTGATTTACTTCTAATTTGTAATAATAGATACTCTATGTCAAACATAGGTAATTTTTCTATATCAAGTTTTTCAAAGGTACAAGCTGTCAACACGTCTTTTGTTGCTGTCACTATTTCATTATTATTTTTAGATTCCATAGCTACTAAAAGTATTTTTTCTTCTTTGACTAGGAATGGTCTAAATTGTACTTTAATATCTTGCGATGGCAAAGTCAATTCATATCTTGGTGTATCAATTTTTGGTAACGCCATTATATCTCCTTATTATATTAAATATTTAACGGTGGTATTCTAAATGGTGGAAATACTCTACCACCAGTTATTCTACCTATCGGTGCTTTTCTTCTCAACTCATTCAACACATCACGTCCCGCTCTTCTTATCTCTGGTGGTAACATACTTATTAGTCCACCAAATATACCTCCAGCTCTTTTTACTGTTGGTTGTTTGAAATCTGCTTGTCCTACATCTACTTGTCCAGCTCTATCTAAAAAGAAGTTCACCCAATATCTATAGCTAAATGTGACAGTAAATGTTTGTACGTCATTAGCAGCATGACTAAATGATACGTCACTAATTGTTTTTGGATAACACTCAAATAGTCTTACACCATAAGTTATGTCGTCTCTTTCGTCTCTACTAGCAAATTGTCCTAAAGCAAATATATCTAGTGGTGCAACATAATCATTATAGTAATTCATATTGTGCGTAGTATTACTAAATGCTGCTTTCTGCCACATTTCAAAAAATGATCTTTCTCTCATAAATTTATCTGTATAAAATGTAGCTGTAATATCTCCATATGTGTGGTCATATACAAATTTTCTCACTGGACCATTATGTCTAATTTCTTTTTGTGCGCCTTCTCTAGCTGGCATTGTGATCTCACTACAAAATGCTTGTACTCGTCTTTTGTTTTGATCTTGGTTCATAGCTCTCAATTGTTGAGCTGTAGAAAAACCTTGTATCTCCTCATCATTTCCTGTTACACCATTTGGTAGTGTGAAGTTTACATAAAACCTAGCTTTTCTTTGAAAGCCTTCAGCCTCGTTGACCATGGCTTGAAATCTACCTAGTGTAGATTCTGGATTACCACCAGCCTTTTGTCTTAAACGTGGGTCTGACTGTACATCATCTAGGCTTCTATCTCTAGGTAAACCTATTCGTATATCAAAACCACCAATTCTTTTTCCGCCTC